ATTATGTTAAAGATGTACGAAGAGAAAAAAAAGTAAAAAATTAACCCTCACAGAAATGTGGGGGTTTTTATTTATTCTGATAGGTACCAATACACATAGCAACCAACTGATCTTGTGGTTTGTTTTCTTTTCCAATAACACCCATACAACGACTAACATATGCATCTTGTGATTCACCTTTATCTGGCATAGGTATTACAAAAGATTCTTTAGATGCTTTGATTGGAACACAATTAGGACTTCCATCATCTTTTAAACCAATTGGTTCATAACCTTCCCAACAAGGATTAGGTGTTATATCCATTTTTTTTGAGCCAAACTTGGCTTTGGATAATTCAATTCTGATTTTGATTAAATCTTCTATTCTCATTTTAAATCTATTTTAAGCTTAATTGATATAATGTGTTTGCTATTAATTCAGAAATATTGTCTATTTGATTTTGTACCCAACTTTCTTGATAAATCGTTTCTCTGTTCTTTTGAACATATTGATACAAACCTTTGAAATAGATGGTAGAACCACCTTCAGTCCAATTAACAGGATTAGATAAAGTATAAGACTCAATACGTGGATAGATTCCTTGAATTGATTCCACCAATCCATCAATGCGCTCAATAATTTCTTCATAATAATTTTGAAGTGCTTTATGTTCAGAGAACGATGTCGTCTGATGATGCCAAGTAATGGCTTGTTGTTTGCTCTGATGTAGAGTTGAGATAAATTGATTTATTTCCATTATAATGAATTTGTATTTTTAAGTCGTTTATTTTCTTTTATTAAGTCAGCAATCTTAATTTCTAATTTGTTAATGATACCACTAAGTTCTTCAACTTTTTTGCTCATATCATCAATGATTAAATTATACACGCCAATGCTCTTTTCAAGCTCATCTAAGCGCTTTCCACATAAGTCGGTGTTATTCATCCTCCACCCAAAGATGTAGGCTAAAACAGAAGGTATTACAACAAGTAGTATATCTTTCATATTAAAAGCAATCAGGACAATTCCACCATGCGTTAGCTTGTTCTGAATAAGCTGACATATTACCGCCTTGTCCGTTATTTAAATTTTGTAAATCCTTAAATCCCCAACCTTTACGAGTTGAGTTACGTAAGAAAATACCATTATTATATTTTTGAATCCTATCAGGAACCATTCCATCAATAGTTGAAGCTGAGTTATATGAAGGAAATTTGTTTTGTCCACGTCCTGTTAATAAATAATCCATTAATCTTTGTAGATAAAAATCAGCTCTTTGTTTTTGTAGAGATCTAAGATACTTCATCGTCTCAATTTGGACAGGTGAACCAAATTCATTATTACCTTCTTGTATCCCACGATTTAATGTTCTATACATTAAGTGCGGAATGGCTTGGAAATAAGCGGTTTGTATCAAAAATGGTTGAATATATTCATCTACCAAAATTTTTTCATCAACATTAAATGTATTACCAGTTGATTGAACTTTAGATAATAGTTCGTGATAGAATTTACTACCCAAAATTGTTTGTAAATCAATATCTTGTGCTACTTGTACCTCAGCTTTAAGGACATCCATATCAACATTTTTGTTAATATTTGTAAAGTTTTTTAACTTAACTTCCGAAATTAATAATACGCCCATAGTTATATTTGTGTTGGAGTTACTGGTTTATCTTCTACCACAGGATTATCTTGAACATCACCTGTTAAGAACAAGCTTAAAGGTTTAACTTCCAATGTAGTAGGTTTTTCAAATTTTAATGATAATAATTTATTGAACACAGGTAACATTTGATTTTGATAAGGTTGAATTACCATCTTTCTAAAATATTCAGAGTGCTGTGTAATCTCATCACTACCACCCAATTTACCTGTAGTTGCAATACCAAATAATTCTGCACTTGAAACTCTATGTGCACTTAATATTGTTCTTGTTATATCGTCATTTAAAGTTTGATAATATGTATCATGATCATCACGAGGAATTTGTGTAATTTCAGGTGATTGTTCTTTTGATTCGTTAAAAGATATAATTGCTTGTCCTGCATTATCTGAACCACCATATTGAGATTCCAATGCACGAACAATAATTCTTTGTTCTTCTTCACCAGGGATTCCATTATTATAGTTAATCCATAATGATGGGTTCATACCTTTACGAAGATTATTCATATGATAGTTCAAAGATTCTACGTTAATTTCAATTGCTCTTTGTCCTGCGCTCCAATCAGGAACAGCATAATAAGTCATTGATGGAACATAGTTCTTAAAATATAATAATTGAGATGGTTCTTTTTCATTTTGATTAAAAGCTTTAATCTCTTGTGGAATGAATTTCTTTGGGTTACTCCAATCAGCTGAGTAATAATAACAATCTATCTTGTCATCTTGATTTAATTTACCGCTTCTAATTCTACTAAAATCTACGTGGTATATCTCTGCAACACTTTTTCTATCTTTACTCCAAATAACATTTAAAGCAAATCCACCAAATAACATATAATCTAAAGCTGCTTTTCTCATAACCTCAGATACATTTTCAGATTCATTAATTAGATTAATTGTAGCCATTGGATTATTTAAACTTACAACACCATCACCCATAATCTGATTTACTTTTGATGTAATTACAGATTTATGAATTGCACAATTGTCATATAAAGAAATAAAATATTGCGGTAATAAATTATTTAAACCATAAAATACCCAATCAACTCTTTGAATTACTTCAGCAAATACTGGTAATGATGCTTGTGAAAAATCTACCTTTTTTAAATCGAATTTTTTTAATTCAGTCATAACTATTCTTGTATGTATATATAATTTTCATTTACTTCATTCGGAGAAATATATTCTGTGAATGGATTTGATTCTGCTACTCCTTGTAGAACAACCATACCTGTAAATACTAATTGATTATTGGGATTACCATAAATATTAAGTTGGTATTGTCCCTCATAATTTAAATCATCTGTTGCAAAATCTAAAGTGATTGTGCAGTATCTAATATTTTGAAAAAATTCAGCAGGATTTGATGTACTAACTGTATATGTTTTGACTTCCTTACTCATAATATGAGTGAATATCAAATCATAACTTGTAAAGGTATCCCTTGAGTTATTATTGATATTTAAAACTAATGTATTTTCTACTGCTTTATTCAGATATAACATAATATATATAATTCCTATCTATAAATATAGTTTTTTTGATTTTGAACAGGTATAAACGCAAAAAAAGGCTCAGAAGAGCCTCTTTTGTTAGGAGATATAGAAATTGTCCAAATGGACGAATATTATCCTACGATAGATGCACCTGTAAATACGGTTGCTAAAGCACCTTTAATTACATTTGCTGGTGTTGGTTCCTGACCTGTGAAAATCATTTCGAAACCATTTCTATCACCATATGCAGTACCTGTAGCAGCAGAACCACCACTTAAGTACATACCATTAGTTTGTCCCAAATAATATTGAACATCATTCTGATCGATACCAATTATTTGTAACTGATCGTTTTGTCCTAATATTTTTAATTGGTTTCTTTTGTCTTGATCGTACTTAAAGAAAACAGCAGTTAAAACTTGTTCCCAATAAATTGTACCATTTTCAAAATTCTTTGTAGTATTTTGTGACAATGAAGAAGTATTTCTTTTTAATTCGAAACCATAAAGTGTAGTACCTGAAGTAGATGTCGCACCAGTAATTTCACCTGTAGCATCATAAGTATAACCTGTAACAGCTCCACCACCGCCAACGATGTAAATTTTCTTAATACCACCTATACCATCAGAACAACCTAATTGGATTCCGCTTGAAATGTAGCAACTCATATTTATTTATTTAATTTTTTGTTTTTTTATAAAGGGGACTTTCACCCCTTATGTTTTTTTAATTTCTTATCGATTAAGGCTTACCATTCCATGCCATGTATTTGGTTGTACCAAATGTTGCAATTGTTGCACCGAAGTTGAAGTTAGAACGGATTCTAATTTCATCAAAGTCAACACTGTACCATGCTTTAAGCGTTTCGTCGCTGAGCAAATCCACCCCCACGACCATATATTCCGCCGGTGCAATAGTTACTTGAGAAGAACCATTTAAACCAATTGTAGGTAATACTTTAATGTTTGTGTTCGGATGAATAGCACTCATGTTTGAAGTAATATCTGTACCATTAATGTAATTGGTAAAAAAGTTACTGCGAGTTAATGCTTGTACGTATAAACGGAAGTAAGCATAAGACATAAACACCACTAAATCTTCTCGTACTAAAGCGTTGTCATCTAATGCATTGATTAAATTATCAACTTCTGTGATTGGGTTACCTGAAACACCATAAGCTGCTGAACTTGAGAAAGTAGCACCTGATGAGTTAGCACAAGAACCTGAATATGTATTACCAGTTGAAGTACTGATTAACTTAGCGAAACCATTGAAACAATCTGCAGAACCTACAGTTGTTCCTGTCCACAATACACGCTCAACATATTGTTCAACTTGTTTTGATTTA